ATTAAAATCATAGGAGAAATTTAAAATGTTAAGATTAATTATTTATAAAAAGAAAGCTTGTATTTACCTTGTGGGAGGTACTAAGGAAGCTATACTTACTTTTGGTAAAGATGATAGTATATTTCAACTTTGTGGCTATTTAAGTTATCACCTTAATAAAAACTTTTGGAATGGTTACAAAGGTATTTTCCATAAGGGGAAATTTTATGAAGCAAGTGACGCAATGGAAACAGCAATAATTATTAAAAAAATCTTAATGGAGAAATAAAAATGACTTACCCTATATTTGAAAATCTTGAAACAGGAGAAAGACTCTATTTTGTTAAAAACTTAAATCCTGAATACCCTACTAATTGGTATGAAAAGTGCATTATTGAATACTATGAAGATCCATTGAACCAGGATCACCCAACAGAATTTTACTATATGGAAGAAATGGATTCAGATGATGAAATTTTGAATGAAGCTTGTAAGCTATTCCAGTTAAATAAGGAAAACTTTGAAAAAATTGGTGAAACTGACTATTAAGGAGAAAACTAAAATGAAAAACACTAAAAAACGCAAATTAAACACTAAAAAATTATTTATCTATTACTCAAATGTATTTGTAATCTTTTCTATTGCATTACATCCTGTATTAGACTACTCTTTTCGCTTGTTCCTTCTCTTCTACTGTGCTGTATATGTTCTATGGACTTTTGTTGATATCACAAGTGAGGCTCACAAGCTATGATACAGGAAACAGTAGATAAGGTTATACAATTCATTGAGCAAAATAAATACTTTCACGCTCCTTATCTTGACTTCCTAGGGGTTTATATCCTTGGGGAGTCTTGGGATTGGTTAGAGAAAGGAGACAAGGTTATTTTGATTAAAGCTTATGAAAATAGTCATGATTATCTTATTTTGAACAAGCTAGGGGAAGAAGTAAGGCTGAAATACATTAATGCAGGTACTTACCAGCCTATTCTTATTCCTGAAAACTTAAAATTCTATCTAGGAGGGTTAAATGATTAACTTGACAGGTCACAATATAAATATATGTGACCATAAGGGTAACGTTTACAAGATTATCCCAAAAAGTAAGCTTACCTTAAGAGCATATACAAGCTACAAAACAATCAAGGAACTTGAGGGAGTACCTATTGATATTATTGATTATACTATCACAGACCCCTTACCTGTGATTAAAAGCTTAATAGAAAATAATCAATATATCATTGTAAGCAAGATCACAGCAGAAGCATTAAAGAAAAAAGGGATCACTAAGGGGGTACTAATCACAGGAAGAAAATTCTATTTAGATAATGCCCTAATAGGAGTTAGGGGGTTAAGTCTATATGAATGAAATTAAAATCAAGAGAAGTTATTCAGAAACGCTGAAATACTTACAGGAAAATCTAAATCCTGATGAGTTGAAAGGTTATAAATACTTTAAACCATTACAGGAAATACAAAAAAGAGCCTTAAAAGAGTCACTAGGAAAACCTTATATAGATCCCCTGTGTGACTTTATTATTAAAACTAGATTAGTTGGAAAAGTTAAAGATGAAGGTATTATAGACGCTTTAAAATATTCTTATATTGAAGTAAGCCGATTCATTGAGGATAAATACACAGATGAAATCTTAAATGCCTATGGAAAAGAGGTTATCTACCCTAATCTTGTGCATTTTAGCCCTATAGAGGATATTAAAGCACAGCTGTTAGAATATAAGAGAGGTGAGGCTGAAGATAAAGCACATCATTTATTTAGAAACCGTTCCTTGAATGATAGATATGAAAATATCACGTTTAAGGTGCTTTTAGAGAGCTACTACAGCGGTTTTGAGTATGAGGAAGGGAATAATACCCCCAGCCTTAAAAAACAGCTTACAAGCCAAAATATAACCTTTAAAGAGGATCATTTGAAGATCTGGGGAGAAGTGAAAGCATGGTTTGAAAACTACTACACAGGTAAGCCTAATTTTCATAAAGGTTATCACTACAGAACCTTAATTTATGATTATTTTGATGATAAAATTGAAGATATTTCTAAAAAGTGGGCTTTCTGTGGTTCTTGTCATGCTGAAAGGGAAACAGGAAGTGATACTCCTAAAATTTTAGATGCTGTAGGTTATAAAATGCTTAAATTTTACTGTTTAGATGAAGAATATAACCTAATCCCTTCCACACGTATTTATTACTATCAGGAAGGTGAAGATATAGCCTTTTCAGGAACATACACAAATTTTGGAAGCGGTGAAATGGCTAAAAGTGCTTATTCTTTCACAATAGCAATGATGTGTTTTGTCTTTTACTTAAAATTTGAGGATTTTAAAGAAATTGAGGGAATGAGTATAAACACAGGGGATCTAGAAGATGTAGGAATACGTTTCTATGCAAATACCTCACAGGATAGTAGATACAAGAAATTTGGTACAGCAGAGATCCTTTCAGGATTGTACCTTGATGCAGATGATGCTTATCATATACTCAATAGTAAGTAAAAAAGAAAATGACCCTCATTTCTGAAGATCATTTCTAACACACTAATCCATTACACGAAAACTAATCATGCAAGGAGTATAGCTTCAACAGGAGCTATAATACAAGTATACCATAATATAAAAAATTGTCAATAAATTAAACCTAAAAATTGCAATTTTGTGATATTCTATTAAATTATTTATCTGGGTATTAATGATTTTCACAACCTTATTTTATCTGGGTGTTAATGATTTACATATATAATAATACTTAATTTATATAATATATAGTTACTTAACTACTAAGTATATAACTACTAGGATACTAAGAAAATAAATTTAAAATTTTTAAAGAAAAGTATTGCTTTTTAAATTAATTGTGTTATAATAGGGTTACACTAATTTATTAAGAACTAATATTAACTCAAGGAGAAAATAATGTATATTAAAATTCCTATAAACCTTTTGCATGATAACCCTTTCAACTCTATTAATGAATGTATCTTTTATGCTTTCTGTGCTAGCCACACAAAGGATGAAGAAATGACATTTAACTATAGTACTGAGAAATTGCAAGAGGTTTTTCCTGTGTCTTCTGCACAACTCACAAGATATCTTACTAATCTAGTAAATCTAGGTATTGCTGAAAATAAAAGCTACCTTTTAAGCTATGAAGGAGCTAAGTTTGCAGGAAAAAGAAACTATAAAGTAAATACTAGCCTTTACTATGATAGTTTTAATTATGATGAAAATGGAAAGGCTAAAGACTACCTAAACCTTAACCTAGGATGGGTTATGCTTTATGGAATGAGCCTAACAACAGCCCTAGTACTTGCTTTTCTGTACACAAGCTATATCTACTTAGGTATGCCTGAACAACAGTATTTGAATACACAAAATGTGATGGAGATGACAAGTATCAAGGATCGTAAAACGGTTTATAAAGCCCTTGACCAGCTTTCTGTGCTAGGATTCATCACTGAGAAAGTATCAGATAAAAGATACTATAGACTTATTGAGGTTAATAAGGATAAGTGTTTGTGCAATTCTGTAGAAGATCTTGATGATTCTATCTATAATGTGAATATGAAACTTTTAGAAATTGTAAAAGGAAAGTCTAAAAGATTCATTAAATCAATAATGAGTTACCTAAATGAAGCCTCCTCAAGATTGGGTGATGTTTATTGGGATGCTTATAATGCTATGTTAGGTTACATGCCTGAAAGGTTTAAATTCAAACCTGTGATAAATTGGAGGTTACTTGAGTAAATGAGCAAAGAATTTTTAGATCTTCTGAGAAGAAACTTTACAGAAGATGACCTGATTCCTTTTGCTGTAAATAAAACATTTTACAATCAAAAGCACCCTGAGAATGTGTTTGCTAGAGATTTTGAGCAATTTCACTATAAAATTAAACTTATTCCTTCACAGGTGAAAGCCTTAAGAGATAAGTATGATCTCTATATCTGCTTTACCCCTTGTGAGGGAGGAGATCGTAAAAAAGTTAAAGCAAAAGATAGCTTTATTATTGCACAAGACATTGATGGAGTACCTATTCCTGAGGATCTTCCACCTTCTTATTATTGGGAAACAAGCCCAGGAAAGTACCAAGGTGTTTGGGTTTTAGATAATAAAGTAACTCCACAGGAACAGGAGATCATCTGTAAAAAACTGATAAAGAAATACAACTTTGACCCTTGTGGATCTGACATTGTGCATTTATACCGTATTCCAGGAACATGTAATCACAAGTATGCTAGTACTTTCGAAGTCTCAGGTATTCAAGGAAAAGGTACAGTGTACAGGAAGCGTGAGATTATCAAGCATCTGAAGGATGTAGATATCACAGAAAGCACAATAGTTAATAATGAGCCTATAGAATACAAAGAATATGATCTAGAAGAGCTACTTCTTGAATATTCTGTGAAGCAAGCATTTTATGATATTTTAGGGTCTGATAGGTCTGAATGGGCTTGGGATGTAGAAAGTAAAATGATTATCAATGGAGCAAGCAAGGAAGAAGTGAAATTTGTGCTTCTAAATGCTCCTGATTCAATGGCTAAGTTCACAGAGAAGACTGTAGATGCTGAAGTAAATAGAGTTTATGCTAAGGTTGAGGCTGAAGCTAAAGAGATTGAAGAAGAACTTGAAGATAGAGCCTCACTGAAGCGGTTAAGTAAAGCTCCTAAGGGAATTGTAAGGCTTGAAGATACTGAGTTAAGAGGTAAGAAGCCACAGAAAGGTAAAGTCAATATCAAGCGTGTTGATGAGATTGAGCCTTTTGACCCTACTGATTTTTGGTTAATTGAAGATCTGTGGGAGAATAACTCAGTAGGGGTGATTGGAGCACCTTCCAAGTCATTCAAGTCAACTCTTACTCTTAACCTCGCCTGTGCTGTAGCTACAGGAAAACCTTTTGATGGAAGGGAAGTGAAACAAGGTGCTGTATTAATCATTCAAGGTGAGAATAACCTCTCTATGGAACAGCACAAGATATATTCAATCACTGGTGAAACAGAATTGCCTATCTACTTTGTAGATGACAATATCACAATGGATCATATTTACAAGCTCAAGGATAGCATCCTAGAGTTGGGAGTTAAGCTCCTAATTATTGATCCTATGTATCTACTTTTCGGTTCAGGTGATATCAATAGGCATCAGGATATTGTCCTAAGGCTTGAAATGCTATCAAACCTGAGCAAGAAAACTAACTGCTCTATCATGTTAGTACACCACTCAAGGAAGCTTGAAAGAGGTGCTAAGATTCAAACCTCAGACATGTATGGTTCTGCATTTATTGAGGGTTGGTATGAGTCAATGATTCTTCTACAGCGACAATCCAATAATTCATCAAGGATGGTTACTTACTTCAGAAACCATAAATCAGGAGATGTTTATGATCTTGTGGTTGATGATAACATGGGTTGTAAAGCTTATAAGAGGAATGATGACTCAGGATATGAGCCTGACAAAATGGAACTAACAAGACTAACTAAAAAAGAAAAGGAACAATTTGAAAATGAGGTTTGATCATGTATGGTCTATGCCTTCAAAGAATACCTTCTCAATGAAGCCTATTAAGCAATTAATTGAGGAGGAAAAGACTGAGGGTAAGTGGGCTGATCCATTTGCAAATGGGTCTAAGGTAGCTGAGGTAACAAACCTATTCTAATAGGCAGGTATCAGAATGTTACAAAGGGGTAGGACTCCCTGTGGATAGCAAAACAACACAATCATCTTTTTGGGCTAACCAAAAGAAAGAGATTGCAAGGATTGTTAAAGTAGGAGGAAAAGTTATCTCTTTTGGATGGAATAGTGGAGGAATTGGTAAGAAGTATGGTTTTGAAATAACTAGAATCTTGCTAGTTCCTCATGGTGGACATCACAATGATACTATTGTGACAGTAGAAACAAAAATAAAATAATGGAGAAATAAAATGAAAACTAACAAAGTAACAATTTTAACAGTAGCTACACTTGCTACACTTGCACTCGCAAATAATGCTAAAGCTGATGCCCAGGATAGCCCTGTAAGCCCACAGGAAGCTCCTACAGCTCTTGTAACTAATCCAGAGGGTAATAATACCACTGAGGTTAAACAGCCAACAGAGATCACAAAAGAAGGCACAGAGATCACTGTAAAAAATCCTGAAGTTGTTATTGACCAATCTAAGGGTGAAGGAAAGTATCAAGAATTTACTGTAGAGTATAAAAATATCAAGTTTGCTGATGATACGCCTATTAATGCAGGTGATAAAGTAACAATGACTTTCCCTGAAGAGCTTAACTTCCAAACTAAGTATGAATTTGATGTTAAAAACCCTGAAGATGCTGTAGTAGGTAAGGCTTCTACTAATCCTGAAGATCGCACAGTAACCACTGTGTTTAATGACTACTTTACAAACCATCCATTGAACAAACAAATGAGTCTCAAACTTGATGCAAAATGGACTGACAAAGTACGGCCAGGTAAGCCTGTTTCTGTGAATTTTAATGGTACAGTTGTTACTGCTAACATTGGAAAAGAGCAAGTAATTGGTAAAGATGAGCTGATTGCTAAGTGGGGTTCACAGGATAAAGATGATCCTACTGTGATTAATTGGACAGCACGTATTAACTATGCTAAGCGTGTGTTGAACTACGTGACTATCATTGACGAAATGAGTGAGAACCAAAAGCTAGTTGATAATTTCTTTGAAGTAAAGAATATTGAAAGTGTTGACCCTTGGATTGACAAGGGTGATGCTATGGATCTAGTAAAATCTATTAGTAAGTCAGATCATGGATTCACAATCACTATGGATCGCTTGGATCACATGATATACATTAACTATAAGACTAAACTTGTCAATGCTGTTAAGGATAGTGTTAATCCAACTAACAAAATTGAGTTGAAAGCAGAAAATGATGGATCTACCTCATATAGCTATGTGCAACTTGTTGGAGGAAAAGGTGATGCTTCAGGTGAAAATAAACCTACACCTACCTTTGAAATTCCTAAAGAATCTCCAAAAGTTGAAATTCCTGA